ATGCGTCAATACTTCGAGCCTACCGATTACGCCCACTTGTACCGGGAAAAGAATTCTGGCATTTACTATGCTCGTGTGGATTCCAGACAAGGTGGCCGAAAAACGATAAGACGTTCACTTAAAACAAAGGATATAAATGAGGCTATTGCCAAAATGGCTGCCTTTTTGCAGGAGATGGGGACAAATACCCCGACTATCGGAAACATCTCTTGGTATGTAGCGGTAGATACCTACATTGCCCAGCAAAAGATGAGGCCCAATCTTAAACCTAGGGCCCTTGAATCTGCTCTGCTTTTCGCGGAGCATGCTCGCAAGCTGGTTGAACAAGATGTGGCAGCGGAAGCCATCACGGGCAATATGTGCCGGTTATGGTGGACCAAAAAAGCACAGAGTTGTTCGCCAAGAACGGCCAATGGAGCTCTTGGTGCAGTTCGAAAAATATTTGCTATGCTCAGGGATTCCGGGTACGTAGTTTCAGACCCTACCGCAAAACTGGAGAGATTGAGTCTGAAACCGACGGAATTTTTCATCCCGGGAAAAGAAGAATTTGTTCGTATTGTAGAAGAAATCAGGCGTGCTCCTTTACTGCGAAAGTACCGGGAAAAGAGCCTTGATTCCCCTGCAGCAGATATGGTGGCTTTTTTGGCCTACTCTGGTCTGCGGATTGAAGAAGCCCGACGCTTGGTATGGGGCGATATTGGAAAAGACTCCATATCCGTCCCGGCAATTAAACATGCAGTCAAAAGACGGATATTGTATATTAACCCAGCTCTACGGGATGTGATTGAGCGGATGAAAAAAACAAACAATAAATTGACCGCAACATCTCCTGTGTTCGTTATCGAAAATCCAAGGAAAGCTCTTACAAATGCCTGTGTCCGCCTGGGGTTGCCCCATGTCCGGGTGCATGATCTGCGCCATTTTTTCGCTACGACGTGTATTGAGCAGGGAGTAGATATTCCGACCGTGGCCAAGTGGCTGGGGCACCAGGACGGGGGAGCTCTCGCCATGCGGGTGTATGGTCATTTGCGCGACGAGCACAGCAAGGAACAGGCTTCCAGGCTGCGCTTTTGATTGTTTTGTTCAAGTCGTGGGTGTTTTTGTTCAAGTCGCGGTTGTATGTTTCCGGTCACGTTCCGTGCGATGAGAGGGGCATGGAGTTTAATCTTTCTATTGCAGATATGCTCCGCACGAAGTATTCGAGTATTTTCGAGCGTGAGATTCAACAGGTGACGTCTATTCTTGAGCCGTATTGTTCCGTTCTCCCCGGTCGCGGGAAAGATATGGAGATTCCCTATGTGGGCAAGACGGAGTTCAAGGAGATCGGCAACAGATTCGTAGAAGCCAGCCCGCACGAGCTTTCCATGGGGAAGCGTGTAATTAAACCTCTCCGTTATGCGGACTCTCTTCACAAGGATGATGTTGACAATATCCTTTTGAACGACCTTGAACTCAGTATCAGCGATTTTATCGCGGAAATGAAGAAGGCCGGCAAGAGACTGCTTGATCAGGTTTTGCTTGGGGTGGTTCCCGATACGGATAATCCCGGAAAGTTCCGCATCCGTACAACTTCGGATAGTGTTTGCGGGGGAATGCTTGCACCTAATTACACGGGCAATTCAGGCGCCACGTTGACCGATCTTGATCCAAATCTGGTTGTTCCGGCTGATTTCAAGATGGATGGGACGAAGAATCCTGCCGGGTTCCTGTTGGATCAGATTGTTGAAGCCAAGCGCATGCTGGAAGAGAATTACGCATGGGACGAGGCTTCCGGCGACACTCTTTGTCTGGCGATTTCCTCAACGATGAAGGCGCAGATGATCATGTGGGAGGAGCAGAAGAATAAGAATTACGGTTTTTCCGTGCTGGAACACGGCAAGGTGAATCCCATGCTGAATGTCCGCTTCCTGGTCACGAATATGCTTCCGTTTGATGAGGACGGCAATCGTATTTGTCCGATGTGGGTCAAGAGCCGCCTTGTTCTGTCTCCATGGGATCAGATGAAGTTTTCTATCGTGCGACCGGACAAGTATCAGAACCTTTCTGTTGTTCGAGCAGATGCCGCTTGCATGTACGGGGCTTCCAGGAAAGACGAAAAGTCTTTCGTGCAGATTCTTTGTAAGGAGAAGGCAACGGCTGGTTCTTAATTATTTTTCCAGGGTATTCGTTGTTGTTTGGTCCGCTTCCTGCCGAAACAGGGAGCGGATTTTTTTGCTTGTTCAAGTTACGGTTGTATTCGTGCGGCAAAAATGTGTGCTAAGAGGGAGACATGTTAGATTTCCTGGGCGTTACGGAACATTTTTCCTGCATGGAGAATACTCCGTTTTCCTTCCCTGCCCTGTTTCGGGATATGGCAGGGGAAGCCGTTTCTCTGGACGGCGTGTTTTTTTCAGGGAGCATTGTGTCCGCCAATCAGGAGATGGTAGAGATTTCCATTGAGAAGGGGGAGTCTTCTAATGAGGTGATTTTTTCATTCCCCGCCCTGCCTGAAGGAAGATGGTCTTACAATGTCCTGGTTCAGGCAGATGATGGTTCCCAAAGAATTTTGTTTTCCGGGTATATTTCCGTACTCGGTGTTTCTCGTGTCGCACAGTTGGCAGGCGGTACGCCAATGAAGAACCGGACTCTGCTTGTCGCCATGCCCGGGGAATCGACAATGCGTCTCCGTATGGAGTGGATGGCTACTACTGCTGCACAGGCTTTTGCCTATCATGCGCTCCAGTCTTCCAAGGATGCTCATGCGGATGCGGAAACGGCGAGCCAGGCAGCCAAGACGGCAACAGACGCGGCAGCCACCGCTGCAGGACGGGCCGAAGAGGCGGAAGGCTATGCAGGGTCTGCCTGGGCCTCTAAAAGGGCTGCCGCCGATTCCGCATCCGCAGCCGGCACATCCGCAACTAACGCAGCCCGTGACGCTAAGAGTGCCAATGATGCAAAAACGATTGTGGAGTCATTGGCCGCCACCTGGCCGGAAACGGTCAGCGACGGGGAGAAGAAAATTGTTGAAGCCAGGAATGAGGCTGTTGCTGCCATTCAGGACAAGCAAGCGGCTTCTGTGCTTGCCGTAGGTCGTGCCTCACAGACCGCGCAGCAGAATATATCCAGCGCGCAAAGTACCGCTGTTCAAGCCGTCCAGGCAGCGCAGACGGAAGCGAAAGAGACGATTGAACCCCTTGTCCAGCGCGCCGAAACCGCCAAAGATGACATTGACCAGGCGGAGAGGCGTATCAATACGGCTGCCTCCGATGCCGCAACTTCTGCCACCGCCGCGGCCAATTCCGCGACGGCGGCGGCTAATGCTCTGGCGGCCATCCCTCAAGTGGATGCCTCCGGCAACATGACGATTCCCGGAGGTCTGACGGCGGCGGGGGCCGTCAACGCCAACGGGGGCATCAACATCCCGCTTACCGTGGGGGCGCCGACCGATACGTCAGCGGTCAACCGCCTGTACGCTGCGGGTATGGCCGGCGTGACGGGCATCCTGACCTCTAATGCTTTCCTCAATACGGATGCCATTACCGCATCAGGATCTTCAACGGTTACTAAAACAGTCCCCTATCATTTGGCTGGCATTAAGATCCCCAAGGGTACTCATTCGACCATTCAGGCGAAATTTGAGGTGAGCAATCCTCAATGGAATTATTCCAGTTTCGCCGGGTTCTCTTTCCTTTGGCGCGCTACCAATGCCGCAAAGTTGTCTTTTGGTATCGGCCGCGGCACGAAGACGATTCGTCCCGACCTATCTATAGATTCTTACAGTATTATCCCGGCAAACGGTTTGGCTTATAATCACGGCGAAATTCTGGATATTACTTTTGATAACGTGAGAAATACGGAACGCAACGGTTATACGGTGCGGGTGCGTGAGATTTTTGCGCTTAATAATACGGACAGCTGGCAGGTTAAGACTACAACCAGCTTTATTCCGGCCAGTCAGAATGAGCCTGTTCCGTGGACGATTGCCAAGGTTATCTACCAACAGAAATCTGTCGCCAGTATTGCCAGGTATGAAGATACGGGCGCGCTCTGGCTCATGCTCACCGGAGGTCAGGGGTATAATCTGTATCAGATTGCCACATGCCGGGGCGTCTCCAATTTTGAGACCGGCGTCGGCATTTCCAGTTGGGTGACTGATGTTGTGAATAATGCGGGTGGCGACGTTTCTGTTTATGCGGGAATCGGAGAGTACACTTATTACCAGCCCGGAGGTATTAACCCGGTTTTCTATAGTTTGGAAGCAATGGCCGTCAATGTCATTGAAACAGAAGAGACGGCGGATTTTGTGGATGTAAATACCCCCTTAGAATCATGAATAACGCAGAGATACAGATTCAGTTTCCGCAGCCTGGTAACTGGCAGGAATTCACCCTGACGGCCGTCTATCAGGACGAGGAAGGGTACACCCGCATAGACCGCTATCAACAGAATGATGTACCAGAGGAGCAGACCCCGGCCATGGCCGCCGTAGTTGCTGCGCTTGTGGGATTGGGTGAGGATTGGCAGGCCGTCCAGGTGTGGGCAACACAGGATTGGTATTACCCGGATCCTGCCAATGAGGATGACCCCATTGTGGGAGTGGAGGCGGTGTATCTGGCCGTGGAGGCCGTTAATCCCCACGGGGGGCGCAGGATTTTTACGGACCGCGATTACCCGGAGTTCGTCATTACCGCCCCCGCCGCGGTGGCGTTTTTTAAATATTTCACAGAGCAAAACCATGAGTAAGTTAAGTGACGAGCAAAAGCAGGCCGCCCTTGAGGCGGGGAAGCAGGGCATGAAAGATGCCTACGAAAAAAGCAAAACTAAAACCGGCCTGAAGTGGTGGGAACGCCTTTTGTGGGTGGTCCTGGCAGGGGCGGCCTATGCGGCTTCCGCTTTGCTGGGTGGCTGCGGCCATTCCGTGGACGTAACGCCGGACAAGACGGTCGTATGCAAGGACGGCTCCTGCCTGGTGCTGGAACCGGGGCATATCTCCTATAGTCAAGCGCAGCCGGAAACGGACGTTCCGCCCATCGTACAAACCCTCAAGAAGTAGGAATCATGTGCACCAAAGCCCGCGCTTACCTGACACTCTTACGTGAGTACAAGGCCGAGATTGTCATGATCGTGGGCTTTGTTGCCGCCGCCATCATGTACCACGACATGAGGACGTTTATTAACGAGCAAACCCGCGCCTTGTCGGAAATCAATCTGCGACTCTCCAACCTTGAACAACAGAGCAGGAAATGAACTGTAAAGTTTTTCTTACCAGTTCCCTTTAGTTAATAACCAATAGTTTTTGCATGCCTACCCTGTACATACTCATTGTGGACGAACCCGGAAAGGAGCAGTTCATGAAAATCTTTCTTACCGAAAGAGACGCCGCTTTTTTCCTGGCTCAATTCAATGAGTGGCATTTGCATGCCAAGTGCCATTGCTACACCGTGGAAGGCAAGCAGCTTGTGCAACTTATCGATAACCTGAACGAATGAATACTACAGAAAGAAAGATGGCCGCGGCTATCCTCCGGTTTGAAGACAGCCGCGTTACCGGGCCGGATTCCCTGCACGTTTCCCGCCTTCCTGCCGCCGATAAGGGCGGCAAGTGGGAGATTTGCGGTATTTGCGACGGCATTGAACCGGCCGTGTTTAACAGATTGAAGGCCCTGCTGGATGCCGGAAGGCGTGAAGAGGCCTGGGAGGGATGTCTCCAGTACGTCCTGGATAATACCGCCGCCGTGCGTTCCTGGCTGGGGTCTGACGCTTTTCCGGCCACGGAGTTTATGTTGCGGGACCATTTTTTCAATTCCGGGAGCAGGAATACCGGGAAGATTTTGCAGCGCGCGCTGAACATCCACGGCGCCGGGCTTGTGGTGGACGGGATTGTCGGCCCCAGGACCCGGCAGGAGTTGCAGGACCAGCTGGCCGCTACGGGTGAAGCGGTGTTCATCATTGGATTACAAGAGAAGCGTCAGGCGTTTTACCGCTCCTGCAGGCAGTTTCCGACCTTCGGGAAGGGCTGGCTGAGCAGATGCGACGATGCGTTCAGCGTGGCGCAGGAGCTTGTTTAGTTGTTTACCATTAGTTGTTATGAGTTCAAATCCATTAAAAGCTGTCGGAGGGGCCCTGGCAAATATCGCCACGTTCGGGGGATATGGAGCCAATAAGGCGGCCAAGAAGCAGGCAAGCGCCGCCAACGCTATGGCCGATGCCATGGCGAATGCCCCGGAGCAGAAGGTTATTACTACGGAAACCAAGGATGTTTCCCAAGCGGAGAATGCGGTGAATTCGTCTGCCCGTCGCCGCTTGAAGCTTAGTAATACGACGAACCGGAGTAATCCTCTTTCTTCCCTGGCTGGCCTGAGGAAGACGCTGGGTTGATTTTTACACAGGAGATCCATGGAAAATGTTAAAGATTTATTGAGGACGGCAGACGCCCTGTTCACGGAGATGAATAAGAATTCCGGGGATTGGGATGAATTGCGCCGGCGCATTATGCCGCGGATGGAGGGGAAGGCCCGCCAGCAGGAACAGGCTAATGAGATGACGGCTGCGTCCAGTTTTTCTCCGGTGGCGCATAAGTCCCTTTTGAATTTGGCGTCCGCTCATCTTCTTTTTATTACTCCCATGGATCAGAAGTGGTTTTCCCTGCGGCCGCAGGAGGAAAGGGATGATTACACCGATGAGGACGATTGGTACAGCAAAGCGACGGAGGCCGTCTACCGCGCGCTGGCGGATTCCAATTTTTATGCGGCGGCCCACGAGGTTTACCTGGACCGTTGCCTGACAGGGACAGGCTGCATGTTTGCAGATGTTTCCCGTGACGGGTCCCTGGTGTTTAAACACGTCCCTACCGGGACTTATGCGATTGCCGAGGGAGCCCACGGGGAGGTGAATACGCTGGTGCGGACGTTGAAGTTTACTGCCCAGCAGGCCGTGGAGATGTTTAAGCTGCGTAATCTGCCTGTCAAGATTCAGGAGGCGTATAAGGATGCGGAGAGGCGGTACACCGAGATGTTCGAGTTTGTTCACCTTGTACTGCCCAACAGCCGGGCGCAGTTCGGTTCCGACATGGTAAGGCCTGGCCGCCGCAAGTGGTTGGACGTGTATATTGCCAGGGAGGCGGAGAAGATTGTTTTCCATGGCGGCTTTTACGAGTTTCCTTTTTTGGTGACGCGCTTTTTGAAGGGTGGCGTTTCTTCTTACGGCGAGGCTCCGGGCAAGGCTGTGCTGCCGGAGATTAAGGCTACCCTGCTGATGGATCGGGTGATGGATGTGGCCGGCAGCCGGGCGGCAATTCCCAGCGTTATTGTGTCGGCTAAGATGGCAAAGGAGGTTGATTTGCGGGCCGGAGGCAAGACGGTTGTTCCGGATGAGCTTATTGGTTCACAGTTTCCGAGGGAATGGGCGAACGTGGGGGATGTGAGGTTTATGCTGGAGCGGCAAGATAAGAAGGAGAAGTTGATCAGGGAGGCGTTTTTCAATGATATTCTCCAGGTGGTTTCAAGCGTGGACCGCGAGATGACGGCTACGGAGGTGAATGCCCGCGAGTCGGAACGCATTATTTGCTTTTTTTCTTCTTTCATTCAGTTTTCGCAGGATTTCCAGACGATGATGAATCGCATTGTCTGCCTGATGTTCCGCAATATGCAGGGGGCCGTGCTTCCGGGCGACGCGCCTGATGAGTTTTTTGTCCGTTCCGCCGATGGGGAGAAGTTTGAGTTGCGGACTCCCCGCACCCGCTATCTGGGCAAGATTGCCCAGGCATTTGACCGTTTGCAGAGGTACGGCCTTGAGGGGGTGCTGAATGGGTTGGCGAAGTATATCCAGGTTTCGGGCGATACCCGCATTGCCAAGCGCATGAAGGCCTGGGAGGTGTTGCGGTTTATGTGGGACAGTTCCGGCGCCCCGTCCAAGTGCATTGTGTCCGCGTCCGAGAATAGCAAGATGGTTGAGGAGGAGAGGGCGCAGGAGAATCAGATGCGTCAGGCCGCCCTTGCGGAACAATTGGCCAGGGCCGGCAGGGATAGTGCCGCAGCATCCGCACAGTTTAATACGGAATGATGATGAATATGTTTGAAGATAAGCCGACACCGGAACAGGTTGAGTTTCTCAAGAGGCTCAACCGGAGACGAGCCGCGCTGAAGGAGGCTTTTACTCCGGAGGTGCTGGATATTTTAGAGAAGGAGTTCCAGACGAATTTGCCCTGCTTTCAAGGGAAGGCTGGTTCCTACGATCCCCTTGACGCAATGCGCCGAGACGCCCAGCGGGAGGTTCTCCTGTGGGTAAGATACGAGATTGAACAATATAACCCTGATTTACATGATCTATAGTAGACTATTCCATAACAGGTTCTTATACGAAGAGGCCATTCCGGAAGGGGGGGCTGGCGGCAATGGCGCTCCGTCTCCCACGAATGACGCCCCTCCTGCGAATCCCGCGGGAGATCCGCCTCCCGCGGATCCTCCTGTCCCGTCCAATCCCTACGATTTTTCAGGGGGTACGGAAGAGCCCGATCCGGCTCCCGACAGTCCTCCCCCGCTTTCTCCGCAGGAGGAGACCGAGTATGAGATTGATTTTGGGGAGGGGTTTGTGGAGAATGATGCCCTGCGGGATATGTTGAAGGGACATGCCAGGGCGGCAGGGCTGCCGGCCGATGCCGCCGGGAAGTTTCTTTCCGAGGTGGCTGCCAGCATCCGCGCGGACGAGGAGGCGGCTTTTAAGGAGGCTGACGAAGCGTTGAAGGACGAATGGGGAGCGGAGTATGAGAGGAATGTTTCTGCCTCCAAGGCTTTTGCCCGGAAGCTTTCCGTGGAGTCCGGCGTTCCTATGGAGAAGATGGCTGTGTTTGCGAGTCCGGACGGGTTCCGCGTTCTGCACGCCATTTCCCGGATGATAGGCGAGGGAGGCTTGAAGGGCGGCGGTCAGATTCCGGCGAAGACGGATCCTGCCGACGAGGCTCAAGCTGTTTTGTCCGACCCCAATCACCGTTATTATAAGGCAATCGCCGATCCTTCACATCCACAGTGGCGGGAGGCTACCGATTATTATAATAAGCTGGTGGGGATTTCCGGTTAGTTTTTTTGCGTTGACTATTGGTTCGGAGGGGTGTCCTGCTGTGCGGGGCGCCCTTTCTTTTTTTCATTTGTTCAAGTTACGGTTGTATTCATCAGGCCTGGGGATGTGGCATGATGCCTCAAATGGATAAGGTGACCGTTTTTAACCAGGCTTTGGCCCAGTTGGGGGACCGGGAGTATGTGAAGGGTTCCCCAGCCGGTCGCGCCGTTGATTTGTGGTGGCCTACCGTGTTGCAGGAAGCGCTGTTGTTCGGGGCATGGACCTGGGCAACCAAACGGGTTGAGATGGAGCGCTCTGTCATGAGGCATCCGATTCCGGATGATTGCCTGCGCGTGTTGTATGTGGGGGCGGATTTGTTCCGCATTGAGGGGCGTGATTTGGTGGTTGAGCGTTACGGGAAACGCGCCGCCGGGACCGATAAGCTGGTGGTGGATTATCTTTCCGACGAGGTGGCCCGCTCCGAAGTGCTGCCGGATCATAGTCCGTTTTTCATCAAGGGCGTTGTGTTTCTTCTGGCTGGCAGGTGCGCTTTGAAGCTGGCTTCTTCTCCCCAGCTTGCGGCCGCTTTGGAGGCACAGGGTGAGGCGTTTTTAAGCAAGGCCCTTTATTGGGACACCTGCCAGCATGCTTCCAATGATCAGGATCCTTTAACAGAGATTTTAAACAGTTCCATTTTCTGATGTTATGAGTTCCGATTTCGGGGTTTCCCAGCAGTATAAGTATCAGGGGCAGGCGGCTTTGAGCAACGGGCGCGCCACGCAGGCGGCTTATGAGAAGAAGGCCCGCGCCCTGGAGGCAGAGGCGGTTTCCGATTCCCACCTGGCCGCCCGCAATATGAAGCGGATGCGCCAGAATCAGAATGCCGCCATGGGTTCTGTACGGGCACAGCGAGGCGGATCCGGTTTTACTTCCGAGGGTTCCGGAAGCCAGGCGGAGGTGGCGGTGGCGGATGTGTGGGAGAGCGCCATTGGGGATGCGGCCCTTTCCAACGCGGTTTCCGATGCCAATAAGCGGTTTGCCGCGGAGTCCGCCCGATACCAGGGTGATCTGGCCATGATGGCGGCACACAGCGAGGCGGACCAGTATAAGATGCTTTCACAGAATGCCCTTGGTTCTGCCATGATCCAGACGGCCCTGACGGTGGCGGGGGGAGTCATGGGGGCGGCAGGAATGTCCGGTGGAGGATTGCTGGGGGGTGTTACCGAGAGCGGGCAGACGTGGGGTTCCGCCGCCGGGGGATCCCAGGGGGCTTTTTCCGGGATGATGAATGCTTATTCCCTTTCCGGTTCCCTGGGGGGGATGGTGCCGGGGAGCATGCAGTCTTCCAACAGGTTGAGGGATTCCCTGCTGGCTAATTTCATGGGTTTTGGAAAGAGATGAGCGTTTCTCCCATGCAGCAGGCTTTTTTACTGATGGAAGCCCAGCGCCCCGGCTGGTTCCGGGAGACCGTTTCCCTGGCGGATGCGGGAGGCGGGGTCGTGTGGTGCTGCCCTTCGTTGTTTTTTGCGGGGGTGCCAGATCCGGAGTCTCCCAGGACGTTGATTATTCTTTTTGCCCACGGCCGTATGGAGGCCGTCAGGGAGCTGGCTTGTCTGGTGCAGGGGCGTTTTGACCGGGCAAGGTGGCAGCGCTGCATCCGCGGACGCGAGGACTGGAAGGAGATTTCCATCCCAAGGTTTTTAAGTTTTAACCGTTTCAAGATGAACGAAGATGAGTGATTTACAGCAACCCATGTACGGAGGAACCCGGATGAATGCGGCTTCCTCCACCCCTTCCCCGGTCCAGATTCCGGATGTTTCTTCCAAGCCCGTTCAGAAGGCGCTGCAGAATACCCAGGAGTTTGTGTCTGATGTTGCCCACCAGTACCAGCGCATGAAGGATTTCGGCGAGCAGACGCGGCTGGAAGGCCAGATGAATGATTTGGCCAGCGAGTTTGAGCAGGAGATAACACGGAGATTGGGGTTTGCCCGCGGTCATGAGCTGTCTTTTTACGATCGTGACGGGAGGCTGAAAGAGAGCGCCCTGAATACGTTTGTGCGGAATTACGAAGGGAAGTTCCGCGGGTTGAAGGGGAGTTTTGTTTCCCAGGAGGAGGCTTCCAGGTTCGGAGCCAGACAGCAGGATGTGATGCGCCGACTCCAGGGGCGGGCTTCCGAGTTGATGCTTAAGGGGCAGATTCAGGAGTCCAGGCAGGCTTTTGAGGAAGGGTTGAAGGGGGATTTGCTGCGGAGGGATTACCAGGGAGCCACCCGTAGGCGCATTCAGGCTTACGAGGCCGGCATTATTTCTGAGAATGGAATGAACGACGGTATTCTGGAAGATATACGGAACGGCCTTTTGGACGAATACGAGCAGGATATGCTGATTAACCCCAGTGTTGCTTTTACGAAGCTTGGGGACGGCTATTTTGATGCTCTGGGCGCAGGAGAGGTTTTAAAGCGGAAGGAGAAGACCAGAAGGTTTTTACGTTCCGCGAACCGCTCCGAAGGTGAAGATGGAGCGCCCGGTTACAGAAAGGGTTCTCTTTGGCCGAAAGCTTCCCTCCGTTACGGAGCCACGGAGCAGGAATACGACTGGGTGGAGCATTATAACCGGACCGGCAGTTACGGGAAATACGCCCCTTCCATTAAGTTTGCCTTCCGGGAGGATTTACGGAATCTGCCTCCCGCCAATTCCGGCGAAGAGAGAACGAGGTACGTCAATGACATGTTGAAGAAGTGGGGGCAGTATGGACAGGTTCTTGGAGATGAAAGGAAGCTGCGCCTGTTTGTAGAAGACCGGATTGACACCATGGGGAGACCCAATACGAACCGGAATAATATAGAGGCCGTTTTGAAGGCCATGCCAGATCATGTGTATATTCCTTATTTTTCTTACCAGGTAGCTAATGCTTACAAGAGTGGCGACCAGGAGCAGATTAAGAAGGCAGAGAGTACGCGGGATGAGGTGGAGGCAGATATTTTGTATAAGACGGAACTTTCCATGACGGAGTGGAGACAGGCTCATCCCAATGCCACACTTGCCCAAGATCTTGCGCAGATCCATCAATTTACCGCTTTTCATGCCGGGAACAGGTTTGCCTATCGTCCTATTATTGAAGAAGATAAGAAAAGATCTGACGAGAGCCGCATGAAGAAGGCGCTGGAGTCCATGCCTTTGTATTCTTTTGAGCAACAGGAAGAGTTGAACGTGTCTCCAGAAGAGAGGGAGGCCCAGCAAAAGAAGGCGGCACAATATATTAAGGGCCAAAGACCTTATTTGCCTCCCCCTCTTGAGAACCACCCTGTTTCTTTTGTCCGGCATGCTACATCCGGAGCGTATGTTTCCAAGCAGGCTTATGAGGCTATCAAGGCTAAGTTTGGGAATAGACCTTTTGCCCGCATTTCTCTGGGACGCAATGGAGCTTTCCTAAGGGTTCCCGTCGTCGGGGTCTATGAAGGAACCCCGCGGGGAGTTGAGGTTTCAGGACCGCTTTATGAACGCATGGCGTTAAGGTTTCCCGGTGAACAGGCCAGCGGGAATGTCAGCATTTACGACGGGAAGGATGAACCGGAAGCGCCGGAAGATGGATACGGACCAGGGTTGCTGCCTCCTTTGCCGGGTGGAGACGATACTTACACGCAGGTGAACGATATTGGCGACTCCGCCCTTCTTCCTCTTTATCAATAGTTTTAAGCACAAGAATATATGTTTGCACAGGATGTTTTTGAGAGGTTGGGGCTGTCCCAAGATATGGATTTATTGAAAGAACTCCAGAAAGAGGCATTGTCAGAGCCAACGGAAGCGGCGCAGAGCCCCTATATGGATGACCCGGCATATGCCGGTTTTGAGACCTTGCGCGGTTTGTTTGGTTCCAACCATGGAGATAATCCCTCCATGTATTGGCTGGCACAGGGAAAAGAGATGCCTGAATTTGCCACCGTGGCGGACGCACAGGCTGCCGTCTGGAAGGATTTCCAGAAAAAAGCCCGTGCTTATCAGGCAGAGCAGGAGCGACAGCAACAGGCACGGGAGGCATTGGCTGCTACGATTGATCCCTTCATTGACCGGTACGTGCGCGGAGACACTGTTGTTCCCTCCCCTGAACAGGTAATGATGATGCAGGAGGCGGGCATTTCCTGGGAGAGTGTCAGACGAGCCCGCAGAGGGATGCAACTTGTCCGGGAATATGATGCGCAGGGCACCCTGTACGACGACAGGATCATCAATAATCTGGCGGAACAGGTGGGAGATGATGAGCTGGCACGGCGCATTGTGCTGAATATGTTTTATAATGACGCCAGGAAGCACGCCAAGGATAAGCACGGTGACGAGTGGACCGGGATTGACTGGATAGATAAGGCAGCCCAGGGGGTAACGGGGATGGTACGCACCGGGGGCGTGAAGGGATGGCGGACAGGTCAGAAGGCCTGGCGGAATTTACAGGTAATGGGAGAGGTGGATGCCGTTACGAATGCAGCTAAGCGTCTGCCGGAGTTGATTGCTTCCGGAATGGATGTGGATGAAGCACGCGCTCAGATTGAGAAGGATGCCACTTTTCTTGAGATACGACGCCGCTGGGCTGCCGATCTGGTTGAAACTATGGAAGCCGGGGAAAAGGAATATCTGGAAGGGGAGGACCGTCATTTGGTTGGCCGCATTGGTTCGCAGCTTGGTTCCATTATCGGAGATACGGCTCCCTGGTTCATTCCTGCCATTGGTCCTGCTATCGGAGCTTCCTCCGCCATGCAATCCCGCAGGGATGAGGGGGTAAGCATTGGGTTAACGATGGAGGAAACGGAGAAGAGGGCCATGATGTTCGGCCAGGCAGATGCTCTGGAAGAGATGATTGCTTTTTCCCCCATCGGGCGGTTGACGCCCGGATATAAGTGGTTGAAGAAGGCGCTTGGCGGTGGGAAGGCCGCCGGGAAGCTGGCCCCGTGGCGGGCTCAATGGATGGCGAGTCCGAAGTCCCAGTACGCTATTCAAGGGCTTTCCGGCGCTGCGGAAGAGGCCATTCTTGAGCCTACAGCCGGATATTTGATGCGTACTGTACAGAGCATGAACCTGACGGACGAACGCGGAAAACAGACTTTCCGTCAGTATTTGGACGATATGGGGCAGATGATGCACGGAGAACAGGGTCTTGCCCTGCTGGCATTTACGTTTGGGATGTCCGGCTTTAATTATCCTCAAATCAAAAAGGCGGCCCAAGAGTTTGGCCTTTCTTTGCAACATTACAAGGAACTGGGAGGCACGGTCCAGGGGTATCTGGAAGCCAGGGAGGAAAAGACCGCCGAAGGTTTTTTGAATAAGGCTCTTTCCCATTTGCATGATTCCTGGATGGAGGATCCGCAGGCTTCCATGGAGCGGGCGAGCGCGGCTGCCGGAGAACGCCTTTCCGGGGAACGCATTGAGTCTTTGCGGGAGCTGGACGCGTGGCGGGCCGCCGAGGATGCCGGCATGGTGCCCAGGGTGGAGCCGGCGGAACAGGAGGGGATGTTCCGGGTGTATGCTCCGGCGCGCGGCACGGAAGCGCCGCGGGAGGATGCTTCCGTTTCCGGAGAGGGGCAGGAAGAGGGCGCCCCTTCCTACACGCTGATGGACGGCGAGCAGATGACGGCTTATTTGCAGGCGTTTGTGGATGCCGATATGGAATATGCCATTGTCAGGACCCAGCATTTGCTGGCCGGGGATGTGACCGTGGGCCAGGCCCTGGCCCAGGGGCGTTTTGACGCGGCGGAGGTGATTACGCGTACGGTGAAGGATGAGAAGACCGGAGCCGAACGGGTGGTGATTGCCCCGGAGACGCTGGGGCAGATGAAGGCCCGCGCGGATATGGCAATGGCCGCTATCCGCGCCCTGGAGGCGGAGGGGGTGAGTTATGAGGAGGCCGCCGCCCGCATGGATGCTGCGTTGAGCGAACATATTCCGCTGGGGACCCTTGTGAAGACATGGGAGGAAGCCCAGGAACGCATCAGGACGGAACAGGCCCGGAATCCGGAGTTTAAGGCTCCTGCCATGGATGCCCCGTTTTCCAACGCTTATGTGACGAAGGTGCGCCGGGGAGATACGTTCCGCCGGGTGTTGAGGTATGCCCGCGGGAGCGCGACGGTGGAGGATTTGATGGAGGAGACGATGGAACAGGCGGTTATTTCCTGGCAGGCGGAGCAGGGTTTGTCCTGGGACGAGTTCGGCGCGATGCTCCAGGAGGCGCAGAGGGTGATGATTGAGTTGTTTCCGGAGGCGCGGGGGGAGGAGATGCAGTTTATTCACCTGGACGCCGGGAAGCCGGTGACGGGTCATGACGCGATTGAGGCGTTTTCCAAAATCGGGCGTTCCCGCTGGCTGGCGGACGCGGTGCGGAGTACGTCCCTGCCCTCCTGGCTGCGGAATTTGCTGAATCACCTGGTGAGGTTCCTGGGGTATTTTAAGGCGCGCGTGGAGTTGGGCGAGATGGTGCGCCAGGCGGAGGAACAGGGCGTGTTTTCCCTGCCGGTGCGTCAGGCCCTGGCGGTGATGCTGGATGCGGGGAATGCCCTGTACCGGGACCAGCAGGGGGATTTGATGGAGTTGTCCATGGAGCGGGCCAGAGCGCAGGCGGGGCTGGACGCAATGTTTGGCGCGGGCGTGGCGACGGAGGCCCGGACGCTGGAGGATGAGCTGGCGGAGAGCAAGGCGCAGGATGAGGAGCGCCGGCAGGAGGCCGAGGATGAGGCGCGGGCGCCGGAGAATTCCCCGGAGGCACAGGAGGCGCGGCGCGAGCGGGAGCAGGCCCGCGTGGAGGCGCTGGGCGAGCCGGATGGGTCAGGGGTGTTTAACGGGGCGTTTATTGAGGTTCAGGAGGGGGTGCGCCAGGGGTTTATTGAGAAGTCCCGGCTGACGCTTTGCCCGGATGTGCCCCAGTTTAAGCAGGGGGCGGATGAACAGACCGGGGTGGTGAATCCGATTGTGGGGGCATGGCAGCGCAATGCCGCGCCGATTTCCGTGTGGAGGCGGAAGGATGGCGCCCTGCAGGTGATCAGCGGCCGGCACCGTTTTAACGCCTGCACGGATGAGGATATTAATTGCACGGTGTATGATGAGGCGGCCGGGTTTGATTTGGATTGGGCGCAGACGCATGATGTGGAGAATAATATCCGGGACGGGCAGGCTTCCCTGTTTGAGATTGCCCGTTATGTGAGCCGGAAGCGTTTGACGAAGGAGGAGGCGGTGGAGAGGGGGATTTTCCGCAAGGGGCAGTCCCGCCGCGGGGTGGAACTGGGCCTGTACGGCTGTTCCGATTTGCTGGACGCGCTGGGGAATGAGCTTGTTTCTCCGGATGATGCCTGGCGCGTGGCGATGGCGTTCCGCAATCAGAACGAGGTGCAGCGGGCCGGGCTGCGAGCCCTGATGGAGGGGAAGAGCTGGCAGGCCGCTTTGGCCGTGATGCAGGTGGCCGCGAATATGGACCGCATCCGCGGGCTGGCGGAGGCGGCCGGGATGACGTTTGAGACGGATTTGTTCGGCAATTCCCACGCGGAGGAGTATTTTTCAAGGCTGGCCCAGTACGCCGCCGCCCGCGTGAGCGAGCTGACGAGGGAGATTTCTTCCATTAGCGGGGCGAGCAGACGCCCGGAGACGGCCAGGAAGTATGGCGTGGATGTGAGGGATGCCAACGCGCTGGAGGCGGTGGTGAAGGATTTGAAGGCGCAGAGGGCCCGATGGCAGAATTTCGGCCTGCATGAGGAGTTGATTAAGGAGGCCAATGATGCCGTGATGGTGGAGCTGGGGGTGAAGACGCGGGAGGAGGTGGACCGGGAGAATGGCGTGCTTCCTTTGGAGGCGCCGGAACAGGAGGAGGGTTCCGCCGATACGGGGATGTTGCAGCTTTCCCAGGATGTGAGCCGGATGCTGGATGCGGCGCTGACGAGGGGGGCCGCCCCTGCGGAAGATGAGGCTCCCGCAGCGAATTTTTCCCTGGTGTCCATTTCTTCTAGGGATGTGGTGAGTTCCGCCGCCGGGATGCGGGCGAGGTTGAAACCGTTGCAGGGCAAGGTGTTCGTCAATAAGAATACGGGGATCCAGGCCGTGATTGAGGCGCGCGTTTCCGGCAAGACGGTGGGCAAGGCCGGGGCTTCACAAATGTCCGTGGCGAATTTGAAGACGCTTGGGTTTTCCGCGGAGGAGGCCCGGAGGGTTCATTATACGGCGGCCACCCGCATTCATGAGTTGTTTGAGAATGCGGAGGATGGATTTTTTGAAGAGGCGTATAAACAAGATGCCTCAAAAGCCGGAGCCTATCATTTTTTCAATACAGTAGATATTGAAGGGATAGGAGCGTTTGATGTTAATGTTACAGCAATCAAATACGTTAAGGAACAGGAAGGTAACGTTCTTTACACGCTGGAATTGACCATAGAAAACCCCGCCACTAGGGGAGCTGCTAGCCGGGAAGGCCGCCTACCTACACCCTTCAAGGACGGGGTTTCTACCCGTAATTTATCTTCTTACCGTTCTTTTGTCGAGAAGGAAAAGGCGGCTGTCAGGAAGAAGGCGGAGTCTGACGGGACGTTCATGAAGGCTCCGAATGGGAAGGATACGAACCTGACGGAAGACCAGTGGCTTTCCGTGCGCACGGAGGCGTTTAAGAGTTGGTTTGGCGATTGGGAGCATGACCCGGAGAACGCTTCCAAGGTAGTGGACGAGAATGGTGAGCCGCTGGTGGTGTATCATGGTTCCCCGCATGTTTTTACCGTGTTTGACGTGGAGCGTTCCGGAGAGAATTTTAACCGGAGCCGGGAGGATGGAGGGTTGTTGTTTTTTTCTTCCCTGCCGGAGACGGCGGAAGATGTGCTTCATGATTTAGAGGGACGTTTTCCGGGGACCGGGTTGGAGAGTGCGCGGCTGTATGCGTGTTTTATGAGGTTGAGGCGTCCGTTTATGCTGGATCTTGGCGATGCTTCACAGCGCCCGTTTTCCGGGGAGGGTGTGCCGGAGAATGTGAAGGGTTCCCCGATGGTGTGGTATTTGTTTCCTCACGAGTTGAGGAGAGGGTTTGATGAGGGGAATGCTCATGGCGCGGGTTATGACGGTGTTGTTTTGAAGGGCAGGAATGCTTATGACGGGAGTCCGGAGGTGTGGGGGATGGCTACGGATTCCCGGCAGGTGAAGAGCGCTGTCGATAACCGCGGGACGTTTGATTCAGATAGTCCGGATATTACGTTTTCCATTATTGGGGAGAAGGCTGAATCCTTCCAGGAGTACCACAATAACGGCCTTTCCTACACGGATCCGGCGGACGGGAAGCGGAAGGCGATTATTGATTCCCGCGGGGTGCGGTTGAGGAAGGAGCACGTCAGCGTGAGCGAGGGGGGGCATGTGAATGTTTCCCTGGCCGCGGCCCTGGATTTTCCGGAGTTGTTCCGGGCCTACCCGGAGCTGCGGAGGCTGCGGGTGGATTTTTACCGGGACAGCGGGAGCGGCACGGGAGGGTTTACCGATCCGCAGGAGCATTATATTGCCGTGAATGTGGCACGGGGCGGGAAGAACGCGGCTCCCGGCATGGTGCTGGATACGATTTTACACGAGGTGCAGCATGTGATTCAGGGGTATGAGGGGTTTGCCCAGGGGGCCGGGAGCATGAGCCGGGAGCAGGCGCTTGCTTATCTGGGCGGGAGCATGAGCCAGCTGGCGGGCCGGGGCGACGACTGGGCGAAGGCGGCCCTGCCCCGCCTGGCGCGGATGAAGCGGGAGCTGGAGGCTGGGACGTTGCAGCCGGCGTTTGTGTATGTTTTTTCCCACGGGGAGCAGGAGGCGCGGCTTGCCGGGACGTTTGAGAAGAATAGCGAGGGGGTCTTGATGAGCGGGCTGAACGGGTTCCGGCTGCTGGACGCTCCGCAGTTTTCGATTCCGCTGACGGGGGATATTACGGAGCTTGGCGGCATTACGTTCGGGGCCGGGAGGTTTGGACGGATGGCCGGCAGGGTTCTGGCTCCGAACGGGGATTGGCTTTACGATGAGATGGTGTTCAGGATGCGGGCCGCCACGCAGCGGTCCGTTAGTAAGCTGCGCCTGTTTGAGACCGGGGACCGGGAGCGCGGCCTTGAGCTGCTGGCGGAGGCGCAGGAGCTGATTTCCACGGTGGAGCGGTATTTGCCTGATTCTTACGGGTTCGGGCTGGAACCTTACAAGATTTGGCTGAATGTGTTTTCCCTGCTTTACGGGAATAGCGGGAAGATGGCGCCGGGCGATGCGGTGGCCAGCGCGTTGGAAGCGATTCCGATGAAGAGGTGGCCGGAGATTATGGAGGGGAGCATTGGCAAGAGTTTTGTCAATTGGGCGGAGAAGAGGCCGGAGCTGGAGGATGTGGTGGAGGAGGCCCGGAGGGAGATTGCCGAACGGCAGGCCGATTACGAGCTGGATTCTGCTCCGGACGCGGATAACAGGGCCGCCCTGGCGGCCCGCAAGGGGGTGGAACAGGAGGTGTGGCGCCGGTTGTTTGAGGAGCACGGGGCCGAGTTTCTGGAGGAGTACGGGGAGCAGAAGGTGTTCCGGCTTGTGGGGAAGTTTATGGAGCGCGTGGTGGAGCAGATTGACCGCTTCCGGAAGGACCGGACGCTGGGGCGCATCCGCCGCGTGGCGGCTTCCGTGGCTCCGCGGACGAATCCGCAGGGGAAGCCGATGCGCGGGAAGATGGACGCGGAGAGTTACCGGAGGCTGGAGAGGTGCCTGCGCCTGCTGGAGATGACCGAGAGCCAGTACGATGAGTTTTTCCAGAAGAATTTTCCGGAGGATGCCGAGGAGGGGAAGAGATGGGAGGATCTGGCACCGGATGCGCTGGTGATGGTGACGCTGCCCGACGAGGAAGGGAGGCTGGAAGAGGTGGCCGTAACGCAGCGGGAGTTTGAGGTTTACGCCTGTTATGAACGGATGGACGTGAATACCGCGGAGAAGTGCGGCGCGGCCCTTGGAGAATTGATTGCCACGTCCCGCCATGCCTGGGAGAACGCAGCGGAGAAGAAGAAGCTGGAGGTTGCAGCCATGGCCGCCCCACTGCTGCAGGCCACCGGGGAGTTGGATGATAGCAGGATGGCGATGTTCCGCCGGAAGGCGAGGCTGCGGGCTTTGCCGAAGAATCCCCTTTCCCTGTTTGATTACCTGATGAATTTTAATCAGTATATGCAGGCGCTTTCTTCCGTGGAGCCGTTTGCCGGGGTTGCCCGCCAGTTTGAGGAACGGGCGGCGCGGTTTAATGTGCAGCGGCAGGCGAGCGAGAAGGAGATGCTGCGTTTTGTGCATCATACCGTAGCGGAGATTGCGGGGTCCGCGGACCGGTATGATATTGCCGAGTGGATTTATGAGGGGCGCATGAAGCAGGATACGGGGATTTCCGTTGTGGAGCGGGAACCGGATTGGAACAGGAAGGCAAACGCCCTGTACCGGGAACGCCTTCTTCATTTGCTGCGCCGGAAGGTGAAGTCCCACGGGCTGGAAGCGGTGCAGCTTTATTTGAGGGAGTTCAAGCTTTCCGAGGGTTTGAAGAAGGAGGTGGACGCCCTGTTCGGGCACCGCCGCAAGGAGATTTCCGCCAAGCAGGCGAAGAAGGCATTGGAGCACATGGAGCGCGTGTTTACGCAGAAGGAGTGGGAGCGGTACGGAGATCAGAAGGTTTTTGCGAGGGAGCGGGCGGAGATGCTGCGCTCCAGGACGAAGTACGCCAAGGAGGGGTATCAGCCGAAGAGTTTCCGGCTGGATGGCCTGTCCCGGATGGAGGCGGCGTATTTGGTGCTGTTGTCCGAGCAGGCGGATTATACCGAGGCCCTGGCGGAACGCGGGTTTGACGCGGAGGTGATGGACCGGCTGCGCGGGTTTGCCGGGGATGAGGTGATGCGGTTTGCTTACGCCTTGAGAGAGAAATTGAATGAACGGAGCGGACAGGTGCAGGAGATGACCGAAAGGCGCTACGGCACGCCGTTTCCGCTGACGGAGAAATATTTCCGGGCGTTTTTCGATGTGACGATGGAGGCGATTGATAAGTCGATTGCTGATGCGGCGTCTTACGGGGAAGCGGCCACAGGCGGGAAGTTTGGGTTGATTCACGCCCGCCGGAAGCATCAGGCTCACCTGGATTTGGAGATGGATGTTTGCACAGCGTTTATGGCGGCCATGACCGAGCAGGATCTTTACCTGTACGGTTCCGAGATCAGCCGTGATTTGCGGGCCCTGCTGAATTTTAAGGGTGAGGATGGCGAGGCGGGCCGGAGCCTGGAGGTGCTGTTGGGGCGGGATGCCGTGGGCAAGCTGATGGCCTGGGCAGATGCGTTTGACCGCGCCGGGGCAGAGAGTATCCGGGGGCACCTGGATATGAACCGCCTGATGAACCGGCTTTCCGGCGCGGCGGCGCGGGTGCTGCTGGCCGGGCGCGTGGGGACGCTGACCAAGCAGGTGACGACGGTGATTAACGCGATGTATGCTTCCGACGAGATTGGCCTTGCCGAGTGGCTGGGGGCCGTCCGCCGGTATCACGCCGGGAAGCTGGTGAAGCCTGTGCGCGAGATAGAGGCTCTGCCGGAGCTGGACAGCCGCGACAAGACGCGGTTCAGCGCTACGCTGGCTGCCATGGGGGCCGACGAGGCCGGGCGCCGGGCGTCCCGCCTGGAACGCTGGAACCGGGAGGGGATGGATTTGCTGGAGCGGGTGGATATGAAGGGGAATGCGATTTCCGCGGCTATTTTGTACGATGCGGTTTACCGGAAGATGAAGCGTGAGACGCCGGACGCTGCGGAGGCCGAGCTTGACGCGGCCGCCATGGCGGAGGTGCGGCGCTCCCTGTCCCGCAAGGGTCAGCCGATGACGCAGCTGCAGAAGTCCCTGGCCGCGCAGCACCGGACCTGGATGCAGGCGGGCATGTTGTTCCTGGGCGGCGAGTCAATCAATACGATGGGCAATGTGTTTTCCCTGGCCCGCAGCGGGCAATGGGGGAAGGCCGGGTTGATGTGGGTTTCTCACGGGGTGGTGCTGGCCCTTCTGAATGGCCTGCTTAATTTCATGACCGATGACGAGAAGCGCCGCCGGAAGCGGGAGTGGTGGCACGCCCTGTTTGATGTGGTGATGGGGCCCGTGATGGGGATTCCTGTAGTAAGCGGGCTGGCTGGTGAGGGCGTGAGGCAGCTTGCGAAGCTGTGCGGGTATCATGCTTTTATGCCGGGGAATAATTTGCTGGTGCCGTTTTCTAATGCGGCGGATATCGGGAAGGCGTTTTCCAACGCCTGGAAGTTGTTTGACGGCAAAGAACGGCCCTGGGAGGATGACGCCCTTTCTTTCCACGAGCTTTTACGCACCGCAGCAGCGGGGACGGTGGCTTTTTCTCCACGGACAACCAAGGGGGGCGCCGCTGCTGTAGGAGCCGCCCTGACGATGGCGCTTCTGCTGAATGTGACGGAGTTTGCCCTTAAAACAGTCCGCAGCGTTCAGGAGAACGGTGCGGACTGGGATAAGTGGGTTGGGAAGTAGATACAAAAACTTGCCTGTTGAAAATAATCGTGGGAGTGATATTTCCCAAATAATTCATATGGAAAGAGTATTGGGAAAAGATATCATGCATTCTATTTATTGCTATAATATTAGTAATTAATCAGTTGGGAAAGAATTTGTTTTTATACTTTTCCCTGTTCCCAATTTTATTTCTGCAAATTTTGCTCCCATTTTTTTCATTCTCTCGTAATCCTCTTGTGGATAATATACAGAAACGTTAGAAAATGGTTCTAATTTAATAGGAAACGTCCCTCCATTAGAAATTCTGGCTTTCGCAGAAAAGTAATTTTGTTTATTATGCAATGGAAAATATACATTTTGAATGTAAACAGCATCTCTTCCTTTATTAATAATTTCTATACTTATATAATGCTTTGTGTATGGCCCCCAACATCCTATAGCAAATCTAAAATTTGCTTCAACTTTTAATTTATCACGGGAATATTGACGATATGCTACAAATACACTAACTATAGTTGCTATTATACTTAATATAAAGCTTACATCTTCTCTTAAAATAGTAAATTCCATTTATTTACTCCTCCACAGATTTTACAGTTATTGCCTCTGGGCATAGCGCTGGCTATAAATGGGCTCCGTTTTTAATCAGTAAATTCACAATATCAGATTGCCTATGTCCATGCACTCTTAAATAAAATAAAGGTGTCCATCCTTTAATATTCTTAGTATTAACATCTGCTCCATAGTTAATCAGCAATTGAAGCATTTCTGAGTTATTAGATAACACTGCTTGCCATATTGGAGGGTATACACTCTTTGTTCCTTGATGTATATTCGCTCCATTTTCCAAAAGAATCTTAGCAACTTCCAAATGATTGCCTCCAGAAGCAGCTATAAGAGGAGTAGAATCTCCACATAAGGCATTTACATCAGCCCCTCTTGATATTAGTAACTTTGTTGTTTCTATAAAATGTTGTTCATTTTTTTTATTTGATGATATTGAAAAATATAATGCTGTCTCTCCTGTGTTGTATCTTGTCTCAATATTAGCCCCCTCATCTAATAACAATTTCACCATAGCAACATCACCATTATTTGCTGCTTCTAATAATGGGTTAAAATCGTATCTATGTTGGCGAACACTATTTATAGCTGCTCCTTTTTCAATCAAATCTTTTGCTTTCCCGACATCGGAAGATCTAACCGCTTCTTCCAACTGAATATTTAATTCAGCTTGTCTTTGTTGAGGAGATACACAAGAAACAATGCTCAATAAGCAAATAAATAGCACCACCTTTTTCATACTTTTTCTAACTATTTGTTTGATCCTCCACAAATTTTACAATTCACGCCGCTGGGTGTATCGCTGGCTCGCCCTTTGCAAGCCCGGTAGTACCGGCAGTTTTTGTTATGGGTTTTGCCCGTTGAGCTGATCCAGTACGCTTTTTCTTCCGCTGCCGGTTTGGCTGCCGGTTTCCGGTGGTAGTGGTATTCCCCTGTTTTGCGGTTGTAGTGACCGCCGTTGGCGTCCAAGCCGCCAGGGTGCGCTTCCGAGAATGAAGTGAGGGAAATAACAGCTAAAATGAGAGAGAATAGTTTCATAAAAATTCATAATACCATGAAATAAAGAGAGTTGTAAACAATTTGCTTAACTCTTTCAAAAGCATTGTGAAAGGATTATTTCCAACATTTATTTACATTTTTTACCTGTAGTTTATCGTTGTTTGTTAGAGGGGGCCGTGGTATCGCCTTTTCCGTGAGGTTGCTGTTTTTCTTTTTGGCCAGCATTTGCATTTCTTATGGTGAAAGCTTTAGGGGCTTTGTCATCAATGTGATTAATGGCGATACAATTACTGTTTTGGAGAAGACGCCAGAACAAAAACAAGCTTACAGAGTTCGTTTGAAGGGAGTTGATGCTCCTGAAAAAGGGCAGTATGGCTACAGTGGGGCTAAATATTTTTTGGAGAAGTTGATATGGGGTGAAATGGTCACGGTTCAATATTCGGGGCGTGACAAGAACGGAATTATTTTGGGGCTGGTATTGTATGGGGGCACGTTCGTGAATTATGAAATGGTCAAAGAGGGGTGGGCATGGTACGACAAAAAATATTTCGATAGCCGGGAGCTTGAGAGGTTGGAAGCTTCAGCGAAGAAGGAGCAGAAAGGATTATGGGCAGAGGAGAATGCGATTCCCCCTTGGGAATGGAGAAAAGGAGAGAGGGGTAAGGAGCCTTCCCAGGATAATAAAAAGATAGTTACTTATTGGATCAGCTCAACGGGAAAAACGCACCTTCCCGGATGTCGGTATTATGGTGTGGGGATGGGAGCATTTAATAATCTTGGAACGGCAGATTATTGCGGCCTGTGCTGGAAGATGCCCAAGGTGAAAGTCAGGAAGTCTGAACTGACTTATGATCCTTTTCTTGGGCCAGTAAAGACATCTTCTTCCCCTCGAAGATCATATTCGAGTCCCAGGCATAATTCTATTTATCATCATGTGTTTTCTCCAAGCACGAGTACAGATTCCAAAGGACGCATTATTTACACGGGACCGCGTGGAGGAAGGTATTACATTAACAAGAACGGGAATAAGACGTATATCAAAAGAAAATAAAAGCCCCCTGGTCCGGAGACCAAGGGGCGAAGCATTCTAACGTAAAGAGGCCAAATAATAGCCTCTTTTCTCAGAACAAGCAATTCCTAAATCATTGTTTCAGTATCATCATATAAAAATGTATACTGAAATTGTTATTGAGGGGCTGTGCCCAACAAAAAGGAGCTGCCCCGATAGAGGCAGCTCCTGAGTGGAGTCAGGGGCTGTTAATCTTCCCAGGTTCCACCTGCAACTTCAACAGCATCCCGTACTTCCCTGATCAGGTAAGGAGGTGCTTTTTCTGGATCGTGGCCAGCAATGGTGGCTTCCGCAATAAGATGATGGTCGGTTGCATCACGGTATTCGTAGATACGATGACCACCGTTAGTCCTTGCGTGGGCAAATCCGGCATCTCATAACCGTCTGATTAGATCTCGTATTCGCATAAGTGGTATCGAGAATACAAGAAATACGATTGCACATTTGTTGTAACTGTGATATAGGCAGCTAGAGTCATATTGAAATATGAATGTTAATAATAATATCCAGCATATACCGAGATGGTGGTATTGGTATTTAGTCTTGCCATTAATTGCTGCTATCGTCCTCTTGGCTATTTGGCTGTGTTTGTGTCATTTTTTGCCAACTCTATTTACTGGGCATATTTGTTCTATATCTTCGGCACAAGTGTATTTAGAAGAGGAGGGACAATTAAAGTTAGATACTTTTTATGCACAGATGTCTACGTTCTACTCCACAATAATTATTGTATTATTAGCTATGGTGACATTGATACAAATAGCAGCTACTATGTATTATAGTAAAAAAACGAGTTTGGAAGCAGAAAAAATGTTATCGGATTATACGGCTAATGGTTCGTATAAAAATCAGGTTATGGCTATATGGGATAAAGAGATTCCCTCGCTCTTAGAAAAAAGATTGAATGAACGTGCTACAAAAGACATTGTGGAAAATATCCTCAGGAAAGGTAATTATTTTTCGATGTTGTACGCTAATATTCAAAACATTGAAGAAGATGTGCAAAAGATAAAAGAAGATTTGATACAAAATCAAAATAGTATAACGCGTGTTCTAGATAATAAAATAGAGAGAATTTCCAAACGAGAATGGATGTCTGAGAAAGAGGAAAATAATCAAAGTTTAGATAATTAAATCTATGGCAGTACTTAGAAAACCTAAAAGCAATAATAGTGATGGTTCTTCAATTAATTCAGTTGAAGATCTCTATCAATTGGCTAGAGAAAAAAGTATTACATGCCTTCCTATAGATCTGGCGAAATTAGCTTCTCTTCTTCAGATTAAAATTATGGGAGCTAAATTGGACGAAACAGTTTCAGGTGTTTTGAAAAAAGATCCTGCTGGAGTGTGGACTGTTTTATATAATGAAGGTCAATCTTATGTCCGCTCAAGATTTACGATTGCACATGAATTGGCACATTTTTGTCTTCATCGTGGAAATCGTGATAATTTTGAAGATGATGTTTTTTTTAGGACCGAGTCTTCCGATTGGATGGAAAAAGAAGCAAACCGATTTGCTGGTGAATTATTAATGCCAAGAGATGAATTTAAAAAAGCTGTAGATCAGGGGATAACAAATATAGACGAACTAGCCCGACGTTTCGCTGTTTCCACGTACGCGGTGCGTGTTAGAGCAAAGGAACTTGGTTATAAAGGACATGGATTATGAATTGGAATAAATATTACTATGTTCCTTTTTTGAAGACTCAGGAGGCTGAGTTTAAGGCCGTTCAAGAACTGTCGGAAGACGTTAAGGAAAGAATTCTACCTTTTGTTATTTTAACAAAGGCCAGATCCAATAGTAGAGCTTATTTGGAAAGAAATCCTGATAAGATTGATGGTGATATTGATAAAAATATTGAGAAATGGAAAAATGTATTTGGTGTTTCATCTCCTTTTTTCCTAGATTTATCAAGCGAGGCGGTGCGTCAAAATGCCCAAATAATGAATTTAATGTTGCCCTCAGATGGATATTGCAATTGGGTGCAATTTGTAAGAGAGAAAAAAAAGGATTTTCCTTATATTATCCCGCTTATTCAAATTAATGATGCAGCAGATACTTCTGATGGGGAGAATAAGAGGTTACAAATAGAAGCTTTGTTGGGAGATTTTGATTATATCGGTTATCGAGAAGAAATTTTTTCTTCGAATGATGATGCTAATGATTTTGCTGGATATATACGTGAAACTCTTGAAGGAGTGCTTCTTGCAGACGGAAAGGCTCCTACTAAATTGATTCTTATTCTGGATGTCGGATATTTATTCCCTAATAAGCATGTTCAAGCGGCAGATAAAGTTGTTAAAATTTTGAATGCTATTAGTGATCTTTGTATACAACATGTTATCGTAACGGGAACTTCTTTTCCTCTTGCCCTGTCAGACTTTGTAGAGGATCAAAAGGCAGTTGAGTATGAAGGTACTCTTAACTCAGAGACAGTTCCAATGTATCAATGTATCAATAGTAATTATTTTGGGGGGGTAATGCCCCTCTATGGAGATTACGCTTTGATTCACCCTGTAAAGAATACGGCTGAAACGTATGCGCGAGGATGGATTCCAAGGATTGATGTTTCTTGTGGCGATATTATGCATTTTATTCGTCGCCGCAGAAAAAATAGGGATTATAAAGCAACTTATCAAGATGTTGCCTATAGAATTATTTCAAAAAAATGGTTCTCAGGTATACCGGAGTGTTGGGGAAAAGATAAAATTAATGACGCTGCATGGGGAAAAGTGGAGCAAGCCATTCCAAGATTTTGGGTTGCCGTTCGAGCTAATATTCATATATCTACTATTGTCGCACAAATAAATTATTCTAAATTTTTTGAAGACTGAATGTGTAGTAGTTGATGGATTATTCTATTTTGCCCTACCAAATAGATTGTCCTATATTGGCAGACCTAGATAGAGTTAAAAGATCATCAGGATGTATATTATCTTTTTCTATTTCTCTTAAGAATCGTTCTGTAAGTATTTTATAGCGATTAAAAAGAGTATTTCGAAAGTATTTTTTCAAATTTGCTAAATTTATTTCGGGAGATAATTGTTTGCGAAGCATTTCAAGTGGTATTGTTTTATCTAATTTTTTATTACAAAATTCTTGTAATTCAACTCTGCTAAAGAGTGTTAAAAGCGATAAGGGGGAAAGGGATAGGTTTTTAGTTGCTTTTCTAATAATTTTAAATCTGCGAGGCGATGTTTCCGCGATTATTCCGATACCAAGATTCGCAATTTTATATACTGCTTCTAAATGTTTAATATGACATACTACATACGTATAATCAAATGTTTTTGAATAACAATTTAATTGTTCATATAGTCTATAGGTATTATCTTTTTCACTTTTTATTTCATATGCAGTTGTACTAAATTTTGTTATTTTAACTATGTCTGCATATCGTTTTTCTTCGGAAAATAAGAATTCGGAAGCTAAGGAGTAATTTTTAGATTTATTATTTTTGATAATCCATTCTAGAAATCTACATTTGGTAAATAGATCTCCAAACTTTTTTCTTTTCATATTTTTTCTTCGTGAAGTATTAAGCTTTCTCCGATCTATCTAGGGTTACTTGGTCAGATCAATCTTACCAACCATGCAAGCTTTGATTTGGCCTGTGATAGGAATGCGTTTCCGGAAAGCCGGGTTGATAGGAGCAAGCAGGAAGCGCCCGGCGTCCTCAATAAGCCTTTTAAGGGTGATGCCGGACACGTCATTTGTTCCTTGGTAGACGATGATTTCCCCAACGTATTTTTCAAGATCATCATTTTCCGGAACAGGCCGCACCAGAACAATCTGACCATTCTTAATTTCCGGTTCCATTGATGTTCCCTCTACACGTAAGGCCGTAATACCCTTGTCAAATACTGGGTATGGCTCGTCAAATTCGCTCCACGTGATTTCCCCTGCAGCGACGTTTCCAACAACCATGATTTCCGGCAGCTTGACAGGGCAAAGAATGACGTTGTTGACTTCTTCCGGTTCGTCATCGTTGTTATCCAAGGCTGGGTGTAGCTTTTCAACTACCTCTTGAGACGTACCGTTTGTCTGTTGCTTTTTTTTCTGCTTCTGGACAGTCATTTCAAGAATTTCGATCACTAGATCATCAATGCTCTTTTTGGCAGCCTTGGCTTTTTCACGGATGATAGCCTCAAAGTTTTCCGGAAGCTCAAACTGGATTTCATCTTCACCGTTCATGAGGCGTTCAATAACAGCAAGTTTTGCGGGGGGGATTGGGTTTCCATCAGATAGCCAGCCGTCAACTGTTCGTTTTTTGGAGAGCGTTTTTTCAGCAAGCCATTGACGATTTTTCCCCGTATCTTTGAGCCATTTTTTTATTTCTTCTTCATTGAGCATAGGCGGAATGTATACGCATATTCCGTACGTGTCAAGATAACTTGGGAACAAAAAATAACATCTTCAGGTATTTTATGGGTTGACGGAATACGCAAAATTGGTATTATGTAACCATCAACCGCACGCAAGAAGCGAACGCGAAAGGAGAACACGAATGAAAACGAACCTCAAAAAAGCCTCCCAGAATTTGAGAGACTGGCTTAACAAAACAGAAAAAACAACGGGTTTGGAAAAATCCATCATTGTTACAGGAATTCTTATGAGTTACGCGCTGAAAAGCAGGGAAGAAGAGAAAGAGGATTTTAGCAACCTTCTTCAGAAGAAGAACCCCAAGAAGCCGGCGGCATGAAAACAGAAGATTTAGTCGTCCGGATAGAGTTTCTTAATAGCAAACGGGGAGAGTCTAAAGATACGCCATGTATTGGGGTGAATGCGGATGGTACCAACATCGACCAGGAATCCTTTGTTTACGAGACAGCGGACGCTTTTGTCCGCAGGGTCGAGTTCAAGCTCGGCGCTCTGGGATTGAACAAAGGAGAGAAGCCTTTTCTTCTCGTCTTTGGGGAGACTTTGGAAGATACGTTCGTTCCTTTTCTCTGCGGCACGGTTGGAAGAAAGCTGGAGAAGATTGCCGCCGAGCTTCCCCATGATGCGCACCAGGATAATGGAAACACTAAGCAGGAAGATGATATATGCGACGTGGTTGTGCTGGTTTGTCCACTCGGAGATGCCAAGTGGTATCAGAAGTTTCTCTGGGGTGATGAGGTAAATCCCGCTGGCACAAGCAAGTACGCAGTCCGTGTGTTTGATGGCGAGCGTTTTAAGGAGCTCCGCGAGTGGGCCAAGCGTGGCGATTTCCATAGACGGGATTTTACCCGATAACCCTAATTATTTCAAACCTAACAATGATGATTATCGAATACGACAACGAGGATCGGTGCATCCGGGTGAATGGAGAATACGTCGCCATCCGGGAAGCGGAGGGCCTCATGGACGATTTGACGCTGGCGATTGACCAGTGGGAAGTGGACCACGCCGCGCAGTGCGACAACCCTGACGGCCATATCGACTGAACCATGGAAGAAGCCCTTATCGAAGAATTGAAGCTGCTCGGCTGGCACGAGCTTTAACTAATCGCCCGGCCCAGGTGGGGCCTGAAACCAAAACACAAATCGAAACGGAAAAGAGTAATACGGTCTGGCAGGCGCGGGGCATTAAATCCCGTTCGGGCGGCCATTTTAATTAACCGAATATGAGCACGAATGAAAAAACGTTGAAGAGTCTGGCGGATGCCCTGGAAACCATAGCCAGGGTGCTTAAGGAGGCTGCTTCTTCTCCTGTTCCTTCCTCCCCGGAGGCGGCGAGCGTGGGATTATTGCCTGATTCCGACGAGGCGCAGGCGATTACCGCCTTCCGTGGCAAGGTAGTTGTCACTCTGGATGACGTGAGGTTCATGACGGGCTGGGGAAGAGAGCGTATTCTTGCCCTTGTCCAGGACGGCAGCATTCAGGCATTACCCGGAACAGGAAGCGCCGGATGCCCCTATGAGTTCCCTGCCCTGTCTGTATGGCGCTATATCCATCAGCAGGATCATGCACAGAAGCCTCAAGTGAATGGAGTGGATATGAATATTCTTCCCCCGCGCAGAAGACGAAAGGGGGCTGCGGCATGAAGAGTTTTTTCAAATTTCTGGGAGCCTGCTCCTTTGGTTTTTCCGCTGTAAGCCTGTTATGGCTGGCGGTGGAGCTGGATAACGCCGAGCTGCAGGCCGGCAAGAGTCCGCATTCCGGGTTTTGCCCGGAGTCTCCCTCCCCCATGAAAGCTTTTGACGGTTTTTCCAAACCGTCCCGCCCTCACGGTATGAGGAAACAATGAGTTGGCCGGGGACGGCGGCAACCGAACCCCAGCCTGTTATCAATAGCTAACCAATAGAATACTAATAACGTGAATACCACTACAACAGAATCCCTGACTTTACAAGAGCAAGGACAGCAACTGTCCGTTCTGGGAGCGTTTGCTAATAGTGAACAGTTCCAGATGGCGAAGCAGGCCGCCGAAATGCTTGCATCCTCCAGCATGGTGCCTGTTACCTACCAGAATAACCCCGGATCTTGCTTCATCGCCCTGAATACTGCCCTGCGGCTACGGATGGACCCTTTGATGATCATGCAGAATCTTTACGTGGTTCAGAATCGCCCGTCCTGGTCCGGACAGTTTGCTATTGCTCTTGTGAATATCTGCCCGAAGTTCTCGGCGACTTGGTTCGAGTACCGTAATGAGGAGGATTTTCAGAAGGGTGTGAGAATGTGTGCCCAGCTGAAAACGGGACAGAATGTTTACGGAACCTGGATTACCCCGGAGATGGTGAAGGCCGAAGGATGGGGGAAGAAGTGGCAGACGATGCCAGAACAGATGTACAAGTACCGTGCCGCGGCGTTTTTCGCCCGGACGAATTGCCCGGAAGCGTTGCTGGGATTGAGCGTGGAGGGAGAGGCGGAAGATATTGCCGGCAAGAGCCAGCCGGATATTAAGCCGCCCCTGTTCAAGTCCAGGGAGATTTCCGGAGGCGACGTTGTGGATGCCGAGAAGGTTGCTGACTCCCCGCGTCTCCCAGTTGCCGCAGAGATCCCCGGCAAAAGCGACGCGGAGATTCCCCCTCCTCATATCCGGTTGATGGAAGCCCTGTCTTGCACGGAAGAGGAGTTGAATGCCGTGTTTAAGAAGGCGTCCGGCGGCAAGGTGGATAGCTGGAAGAAGCTCACTACCGCAAAGCTGGAAGATTGCCTGGGGAACCTGGGAGAGATGCAGGCTGTGCTGGCTGAAATTCAAGCGCAATAGGAAGGAGAAGCAGATACATGGATACGTTATCGACTTATGATCCCCGCCAGGGGCTGCCCTCCGCCTCCGCATTTGGCCGGCTGGCGCTGTGTCCCGGCTCTTTTACCTTAGAGCAGTCTTGCCCGGATGAAATTTCCGCCGCGGCGAACGAAGGAACCTTGCTGCACGCCTATATGGAACAGTTGCTGACCGGGGAACCCTGGAAAGGCGCCCCCTTGACTGCGGAACAGGTGGAACTTTGCGAACGCGCCCTGCGTATGTTGGACGGGGTGAAAGAGATGATTGAGAGAGATCATCCCGGCGCCGTGTTTTATCTGATCTCCACGGAACAAAGAGTGTTTTACCGCAACCTGTTCGGGACTGCGTACTATTCCGGACAGTGGGACGCCTTGTTTGAAGTGAATTGCCCCGATGCCAGCTTCATGCTGGTGGCGGACTGGAAATTTGGCCGTGTGGAGGTGGATTCCGCCGAGGCCAATCGCCAGCTTGAGGCCCTTGTCCCTTTGGTGGCCCAAAAGGAGCAGAATGACAACGTCATTCATCAAGGCATTTACGCCGCTGTTATCCAGCCGCGGGTAGCCGGTCCCGCATCCGTGGCATTTTATGATACCGAAGCGATTGACCAGGCCGAACAACGTTCTCTCGCCGTCGCCAAGGCGGCTATGGCCCCGGACGCCCCGCGCTATTGCAGCGAGGAAGCTTGCCGGTATTGCCGGGCCAAGGCTGTGTGCCATGAGGCAGCGGCTCTGGTGGAGCAGGCGTCTTTGATTACTACGGAGAGGGATAAGTGGGAGTTGTTTTCCCCTGCCGAGAAGGTGAAGGCTTACCGCCTGTCGAAGACGGCAAAGAAATGGGCGGCTGCTGTGGATTACCGGTTTGAACAGGATGTGGCCGCCGGCCTGATTCCCGGTTTTGAGATGGCGCCCGGACGCACCAGTTTCACGGTAACGGATCCTTCCGGGGCGTTTTCCGCGTTGAATGCCGTGTTCCCGGACGAGGTGACGGCGGAAGCGTTTGCCGGATGCTGCAAAGTCGGCATCACGGAACTGGACAGACTGGTGCACGCGGTCCGTAAAGCGGCGGATCCGAAGGCGACCACGAAGGCCAGCCGCGAATGGCTGCGGCAGTTGCTGGCGAAGTATGGCGAATCGAAAACCACGAAGGGTTCCGTGAAGGAAGTGGAAGGAGGTACGGCATGATGACTACATTGACCATTACCTTGCCCCACACGCCGCGGGAACTCTCGCCTAACGCCAAGACTCCCCTCACGCAGAGGGGGGCCATTGTGGCCGGTTACAAGAAGACGGCTGCCAAGAGCCGTGCCCGGAATATAGCCTGGGGCAGGACTTGTGAAGCCCTGAATGGCCGGAGGATGCAACCGACGCATTACCAGGTGGTCTGGTTTTACAAGGGTAATAAGCCGGACGCGGATAATTGCCTGGCACGCTGCAAGGCGTATCTGGATGGGGCCTGCAAAGCCATGGGGATTGACGACCGGGCGCTAGACTGCGCCGGGATTGATCGCGTGCATGATCTTACCCGCGCCGGACAGGTGGAAATCGTGTTTGAAAGGAGGGAACAATGAAAACGCTTCAATGCCCTATTTGCGGCGCACCTTTGAAAGCCATACGAGGATATGATGTTCAGGGAATAACAACCGACTGGGTTGCTGGTTGCTACAACTGCTTCTTCAAGAGTTCCCATTTTTGGAAAACCAAGAAGGCATGTATTGAAGATATGGATAGGCTTGTTTCTCTGTTCCCCCCCTTCATGCGGGTCTGGCCGGGGGACAAGGTGAAACTATTCGAAGACCGGCAGGCCAAAAAGGTTATCGGAAAGAATGCAGACCGGGGGATTCTTTATCTGGAAACGGCTTCCGGGCCGCCTGAACCCGTACATCATGACGATGTGGAGCTGTGGCCGTGGGAGCTTAAAACGGAAGGTGGGGACGAATAATAAAATGAAAAAACTATATACGCTTATTGGAGAAATTCATGATCCGGGTGATGAAGATTATTGCCTGCGGCTCAATGAAAACGGTTACGTGTTCAACATCTTGATCACAGACCGTAAACATATCATATCGCTAAACATCAATTTGAAAACATGTGATATTCGTACCGCCCGGAAGAAAAGGGACAATATGTATAAAGCGTTGTACGGGAAAGAATTTACCCTATGAAAAAAATGAAACTGACACCTGAACAGAGAGCGTTTTACGAATACGGAAAAGCAGTCAAGGACCTCGGCAACATAATTAAAGAGATTCGCAATAATGCCCGAATGCGGTTTAGAGTGGAGTATTGTGAGCTACCCCTCTCGTCTCGTGCAGAGATATTGAATCTTTTTGGTTTTGAGGGCTTCATTGATAAAGTTCGCCAGAAGCGCGCCGCGTGCAGGGCGTGGGTGATACCGAGTCATGAACGAATTTGCGAGAACTGCGCTCATGAGGGAACGCATCCATACGCAACGCCGTGCAGCGAGTGTTTCCGGTGTCCTTTTGCGCAGGTTTATGAGGGGTTTAGTGACAACTGGGAGCCGAGAAAGGAGGGGGAATCATGAAATACCTCTTTGACCTGCCGCCCCGTGACCTTACGCGGAAACCCTACACTGTGGGATCCAATGCGAAACTTCTTAAAAAATTAGATTACTTAGTATCGTTATCTATTTGGTCAAAAATATGGCAAAATGCCTCCCATTCTGATCTTAAAATAGTTTTTCCTGAATCGATGGTTCTGAGCATGTTGTCATCCATTTTCACATATTTGTATTTGATATGGTTTTCTTTCAAAAAATCTGCAGTAGTCATGAGGGGAAGACATTCTTTCACTTCATTATTTGGAGCTATATTTTTAATTTCATGCCAGGTAGGATAGTAATCTCCCATTTTTTCACATGAGTACTTTTTCGCAATATGAGGGAAAATTTCATACAGCTTTTCAATATTGTTGAAATCATCAATATCTAAAACAGTTTTGTAGGTAATGTTAGTTGGAGTTTCGTTCACTACAACAATATAATAATTATTCGTCATATTGAATGAATATCAAAATAATAATAATTTGTCAATAAAAAATGCCAACACGATTGATCAGAGAAGGTATTTTGACTTCCGAGCGCGTCGCCTCCCTATCCTGGGAAGCGGAGGTGTTCTACCGACGCCTGATGTCTGTGGCAGACGATTACGGCCTTTATGACGCCAGGACGCCCATTCTCCGTTCTGCGCTGTATCCTCTCCAACTCGACAAGATGAGCGAGTGCAATATTCAACGCTGCCTCTCCGCGTGTGAGGCCGCGGGGCTTATTCTGCTTTATTCTCACAATGAGAAGCCATACTTGATGATTCTGGGGTTCGACCAGCAGGGGAAGTCCATGCCCAAATGGCCGCTTCCGAACGGTTACGAAGTGCTGAAAGTTTCCGACAAGAAATACGAACTGCGGAAATTCGTAACAGGTCGTAACGATTCGCCTCAACCCGTTACTTATGCGGATGCGTATTCGAATACGAAGACGGATGCGGATGCGAAGAAACAAGAAAACAATGCAGGGGGAGATAACACGGTGGTTTTTAGCGAGCCGCCCACTGATCCTGCCTCCCCTATCCCGAACCGGGAACGCTTGAACGATGTCCGGGGGATGCGCTGCGCCGACAACCATGCAGACCTGGGATCTTCTCCCGGTGCTGCCCGGTTCATGGCTGCCACCCTTGCAATCAACCCATCCTGGTCCCGGACTTTGACAACCGCCCTTGAGAAGGCCGCCGCGCTTGAGGCTTACCGGTCCGCGCAGGGGCGGGTGACGCAGCGGGATATGGAGATGCTCAAGGCTTACTACGCCAGCGGCTTGACGCATGACCGGAGCAATAAGGCTTTTTGGAGGCCGGACAGCCGCAAGAAGTTTTGGGAGTGCTTCGGGGATGTACTCACCCACGCGGATCGCTGGGCGAAGGAAACACGCTGGAAGCCGGCAGCATCCCGCAAGAAGCCGAAGCCCGAAGAACCACGGCAGCCGGAAGGGCCCGTTGTGGATACCGACACGGCGGCGAAAGAACTGCGAGAATGGAGAAAAGAATTAGGATTGGGAGGTGAGGCATGAAGCAGTCGGAGTTAAAATTGATGTCTATCATGTCTGCTGCTTTTTCACGGCTGAAAATGTCTCCGGTTCAGATAGCCATTCTTTCCTGTATCGGTCTTAATCCCGGCATTCGGTTCGGAGAAATTGCCAACCGCGTTTCCGTATCTTCCAGCCGTCTGTGCTTTCACTTGAATACCCTTTGCGGTGCAGGAGACGTTTCTACCTCCCAATATGGTGGCAGATTCAAAAAAGGTTATTTCCTCACGGCACAAGGGCGTAAACGATTGGAAGACGCGATCACACGAACGATGAAAGATCATGCCTAAGCGAGATAAAACATCTATTGCCACAGAGAAGAAGAAGGAATTTGCCAGGCTCTTGGTTGAGTCAAAATTGTCCAAAGCGGACGCATATCGTAAAGCTTACAAGCGCAAGGACATGAGTAATGACGCGGCCAGTAAGGCGGCTTCTCGTTTGTCCAAAGATGGCGAAGTTTTGCGAATGATTGATGAATTGAATGCCCAGTTGGACAGATCAGCGATTGCCACCAAGCAGGAATGCCTTGAGTTTCTTACTGCTGTGTTGCGTACACCGATTGGAGAAGTAGGAGAAGATTCTCCTTTATGCCAGGAGGTTGCCTACACAGATTCAGGGATGCGCAAGAAGATGCCCGGCAAGATTGAGGCGGTGAGGGAGCTTTCCAAGCTGGCCGGTTACAATGAGCCGGAACCGGTAGATGTTCCCGGCCTGTCGCAGATTGCCGCGGTGCTTGCCGGAACGCAACAGGAGCATCTTGTACATCCTGATAATGGTAAAGCCGCCCCGATTGAGTTTGACGGGATAGATGCCGCACCGGAAAAAAAAGAACACCGCCCAGGGTTACTGGGCGGCGTGAAGGATGAACCGTTGGTTTAAAGGTCTATTTCACAAGATTCCAAACTTAGGTTGCTTTTCAACTTCATTTCGTTCTGAAGAAATTGAATTTTTTCTTCTGAGATTTTTTCAATTGACTCGTCCTTTTCAAATAATTCTTTATCTAAAAGATATTCTACTATTTTATTGTAATTTAACAATCTACCTAAAGAGTGTAACGTTTGCCAATCTTCACATAGAAAACTGTATTTCAATATTTCCAAGTATTTCGTTTTTTGTTCAATATTTAAATTTTTGTTTTTAATTATAAATAATAAAAGATTATATAAAGAATCAACCCAAGGTCTTATCATATTAACTTGCAAGATAAGAACATCAAAATTCCAAATTTCATCATTATTTTTAATAACTGCATATACGTCACGCGACATATCCAGTGGATACACACAGAATTCCCCACCTTTTTTCCTTTTAATATCAGAAATAACCGAATTTATCTGTAATTCCACCCTACTTAAATTAACATATAGCATATTAATTGCATCTCTTCCGCTATCTCCGTAAATTTGGATTTCATCTTGAAGTCTTTTGATAATAGGAATCTGGTTGTAGAAAAAACTCTCAAACTGTTGAATTTTCATCAACTTATTTTGAAGTGCAAATTCATTAGCCTGTCTTTCCTGCTCCCTGCATTGAGCCTTCAATTCCCTGCGTTGCAAACTCAATTCTCTTCTTTGAAGTTGAAGTTCTAAACGCTGCTGATAAAGCGCATAAATGAAACAAATGAAAGCGAATCCGGAAAACAAAGCATTTAAACCTCCGTACATATCACCACTGATTCCGAAACGAGAGGTTTCTGGAAAATTGATTCCTTCAAACAACCTGTCCGCTATACCAAGGCTTATCCATGTGATGAAAGGCCATGCAATGAAAAGTACGGAGACAATGATGAGCAAGCCATACATACAATTCCGCTTTGAACGTTTCTTTTTCGGAGAAGATTCTTGATCTGCCATAGAGGAAAATGTAATCCCTTCATATCCCGATTGTCAAAGTATTTCACTAATCTAACCATGCAGATTTAGTCAAGTTACGGTTGTATTCATCCTTCAGCTTTTTGTTGTAATGATGGTACATGATTCGATGCGCTTTCAACGGAGGCGAGCTTTCTCCTACTTCCGCCGTCCGGGCAGATTTAGATAATTTTCACCGTGGGGCTTCCAGAATTGAGAATCTGGACCTGGGCCAGATGGGCGGCGTTTCCCGGCGCCGCGGGTTCCGGCGCGTGGCTGCCGCTTTGGAGGGTTCCGTGATTTTGCCTTATGTTTATTCCACCAATGACCGTTTTCTTGTGGAGGTGTCTCCTTCCCTGTTGCGCGTGTTGTCTGCCGAGGGGGATGTGGTTGTCTCCCTGCCTTCCGTATGGAGCCAGGACGATGTTTCCTCTTTGCGCCACAAACAGGTGAACAGCATGTTGTTTCTGGCCTGCCCCACGCATGAGCTGATGGTGCTAAAACGGGATGACGAGGGCGCGTTTTCCCTGGCTCCCTATGAGTTTAAGGCCCGCCCCTGGCGGTATGAGGAGTTCCGGGATTTTCCGGTGCGCCTGACGTTGGATGAGGGGTGTTACAGGGTGTCTTTCGGGGATCATGCGTCCGATCCGGATGCGGCGGTTAACGAGGGGGATGTGATGCGCGTCCAGGTGACGGTGCCCCAGCAGACCGGGTTCAGCACGGGGGCCGTGGTTCGCCAGGGTTGGGTGATTGCCAAGGCGTTTACGGCAGCCAGCACTTTCACGGCTGGGAAAAAGCTCTGCCTCAATGAGGGGAGTTATTGGTCCTGGTGGACGTGCGACAGGGATTTTAACGGGGCGGCGGATTTTGTGGATGGCCTGACGTCTCCGGCGGATTATCCGGAGCATTTTCATAAGGGTGTGATTTGCCATTCCAATACGATTACCTGCAAGGGGACCTGGACGTTTTATTGTTATAAGGAGTGGTACGGCACGTATGCCGTGGAGCGGCGTTTCCCGAATGAGGATTGGCAGCTGCTTGGTACGTCCAATTCCCCGGTGGGGGCCGCTTCCAATTTGCAGCTGACCGGGGACGAGGCGGGGGAGGAGTGTTATTTACGCCTGATGTTGTATGAGTCCCAGCTTTCCAACGGTTCCGATCCCAGCCAGGGGTTTCCGGCTGATTCCTGCGGGAATAAGCTGGTGGTGGATGCTTATAAGAAGGATGTGGTGCTGCGGCTGCATTCCCTGTCTACCAGCGACGTGCGCAAGTTGACGCTGCCTTTGGGGAGTGATTTTTGCGATTTTTTCGAGAAGATGGGCCTGCCGGTTTTTTCCGCATTGTTGGTTGATGGGGCCAGGGTGGACGGCGGGTTTGAGGTGTCCAGGGAGGGACGGATGCTGACGGTGAAGCCCGATGGGGTGACGACGGATGATGTCGGCGCCGGGAACATGGTGCGCCTGGAATGGGAGCAGGCAGAGGTGAGTTTGGACCGGTTTGCGGAGGGGTCGATTGAGATGTATCGTTTTTTTCTTCCGGCGGGTACAGTCGTGTCGATGCAGGGGTTTGTCTGCGTTTATGCAGGACAGACGATTCGACTGAATTCGACGTTGAATGTGTGTTCTTTTTGCGAGGGTAATGGCGGTTCTTATTCGTTGAGGTCTGTGTTTTCCACGATGGAGAAGGCGTCTTTTACGGTGCTGGAGGACGGGGTTTATGTGGTGAGGATGGAGACCTGGACCGGAGGTTCCGTCAGTCAACGGGCCAGAGCGCAGCTGGAGGTGCCGGCCTGTACGGCATGGATGGAGGCGGAGGTGACCGAGGTGACGGCTTCCGCGGAGTATTCTCTTTGGGATAATGTGTCCGCGGTTCCGGAGGGTGTACCCCCGTCCGGGGAGTCGTTGATGTGGAGTTTCGCGGCGTTCCGGGGGGTGTACGGGTTTCCTTCCCTGGTGGATGTGTTTCAGCAGCGACTGGTGCTGGCCGCTACGCAGGCCCAGCCGCAGACGGTGTGGTTGAGCAAGACGGATGACCTCAACAGTTTCGAGGTGGGGAAGCAGGATGATTCCGCGCTGGCTTTGACGTTGAGCACCACAACACAGAACAGGATTTGCTGGCTGATGGCACAGAGTTCCCGGCTGCTGTTGGGGACGGCGGACGCGGAGTGGGCGGTGTCCGGCGGCCAGGGGGTGATGACTTACGCCAATGCGCGGGCGGATAGCCACGGGTTTGTGGGTTCTTCCGATGTGCCGGCCCTGATGGCGACCGATAAGGTGCTGTATGTGGAGAGGGGCGGCGGACGGGTGTATCAGTACGGGTATGATTATGAGAGCGACGGGTTTGTGTCCCGCGATTTGACGGTGTTTGCCGATCATGTGCTGGCCGACGGCGGTGGGTGCCGGGGTGTTGCTTTTGTGCGCAAGCCGGAGCCGCGGGCGGTGTTTGTGCGCCGGGACGGGGCACTGGCGCTGATGACTTATAATAGCATGCACCAGGTTCACGCCTGGCACCGGTACACGACAGAAGGAGTGTTCGAGGGGGTAGCCGTTTTGCCCAATGGGGATCAGGCGGATTTGCTGTTTGCCCTGGTGGAGCGGGAGGATGGACGGTTTATTGAGGTGCTGGCGCCGGGTAATGAGTTTCAGGATCCAGGAGGTAGGGATTTTGTGTCTGTGTTAGAGACTAACGCCCTGATTTCTCTTGAAGCTGCTGGACGCCGCCAGCATAGCGGCGGAGTGATGTTTTTCTTTGGCTCTGACGCACTGGTGGATGGTGTTGAGGTAAGCATCGACGGAACCCGCTGGGATGTACTGGACCGTTCCCCGTCTTCGTTTTTAACAAGGGGATGGCATTCTCTAGTTTCTGATGGATGCTGGAATTACGATTCCATGGTGGGCATCCGCGTTTCCGGCAACCGCGATTTCAATTTATTAGCTATTCAGGCATAATGGATAATAATATAGAGATTCTAAAAGAACGACTTTCCGAACGCGTGTGGAGGTTAAATCACCTTTACTGGATTATCAATAAAGAGGGCAAGATGCAAAGGTTCCAGTTGAATTGGGCCCAGCGGCGGCTGCATGAGCGGTTATGGTACAGGAATGATATTCTGAAAGCGCGCCAGCTGGGAATTTCCACGTATGTGGCCATGCTGATGCTGGACATGTGCCTGTTCCGATCCAATTTCCATTGCGGCATCATTGATAAGACTTTGGTGGATGGGACTGGCAAGATTGGTAAAATTGAGTTGGCTTACAGGAGTTTGGATTATGTACCGGATGCTCCCACGGAAGAAGACCTTGCCCTGGCCGAATTAGGACGCCTCATTAAAGGGGAGATTCAAGCCAGACCTTCCCAAACGACGGTATCTTTTTCCAATGGGAGTAAAATTACAGCCGGCACATCTCTCCGTGGCGGCACATTTCAGTTTTTGCATGTCTCAGAACTTGGATACGTCGCGGCCCACGCCCCTCTGCGGGCCCGCGAGATTGTGACAGGGGCCATGAATGCCGTTTCCAAAGATGGAGTGATTGTTCGAGAATCCACCCATGAGGGAGGAAAGTTTGGCCTCAATTACGAGATGACCAAGACGTCCATGGAAATGGTCGGCAAACATCTTTCTTCCCTGGATTGGAAGTTTTTTTTCTTCCCCTGGTGGAAAAATCCGGAGTATTTCCTTGAGGCTGATGATGAACAGGGAGGCGGTTTTCCGGAGGATTTGCAAAAGTATTTCGAGGATTTGAGGTTAAGGTGCGGTATTTCCCTGAATGATGCCCAAAAGCGTTGGTACGCCTCCCAATACAAAACATTTGGAGGATTGGTCCGTCAGGAATATCCCTCTACACCGGAAGAGGCGTTTCAGTCATTGGTGGAAGGGTCTATTTATGGCTCATACATTGATATGTTGAGATCCAAAGGGAGGTTGTGCGGAGAATTTGAAAAGGACGACCTGGCTCCCTATTACGTGTCCTGGGATATTGGCATGGCTGATTATATGGTTCTCTGGCTCTGGCAGGTGAGGGGAGACGGCAAGTTTTACGTGATGGATTGCTTGCAGGCCAACGAAAAGCCCTTGGAGTGGTATATCAATTTCATCCGAACGAAGTGGGAAGTGATGTTTGGACCCATTTACAAACATCTGGTTCCCCACGACGCAGGGAGGAGAGATCCCCACGGGATTACCTTTGACGTGTATTTGAGGCGAGCAGGGTTCAATGTGTCCGTAGTGCCGCGCATTTCCGATGTGTGGAATGGTATTTTTGCGGTACGGCGCCTCCTGAATCATTGCATTTTTCATGAGCGATGCTCCCGGCCCCTGAAAATTGACGGAGTGGAATATATGTCTGGCGTAAATGCCCTGGAGAATTATCAGAAGGCCCCGGCAGGAGCACATGGTGTTGAACGAGATACCCCCCTGCATAATAGATGTTCTCACGCAGCGGACGCCTTTAGGACATTTGCGGAAGCTTATGAAAATGGCCTTGTTGGAGCAGTTGGAGCCGTTGCCATGCCTGCACAAGCGGTAGAATCACGCCAGACACAAGGACTTGCCATAGGCGCGGATGCGCTCTTTTTCTAAACTCCACCGAAAAGCCACACGTCAGCCACACGCCACAAGTACTAAACAAATATAATTTAGATGTATATACAATTTCAAAAACATTGAAATTACAATGATATAATAAAATGCTTTAGTTTACCTTAATGATAAAATCTGCATGGGGTGCAGGGGGTCGCAGGTTCGAATCCTGTCAACCCGACCAATTTTAAGGTTCAATCAGTTATGCTGATTGAACCTTTATTGTGTAGAATAAAGTGTAGAATGGAAGGGGGTGCGTTATGAGCTCCAGCCCCTCTGTTATACACGTTTATGGAGACCTGCTTGATCACCTCCTGCACGCCTACAGAGAAACATCCGCGGCGGCCAGGCTGGAAAAATCCCCTTCCTCCATCTTCTTAACCGTGATCGCTTCCTGCAAGCAGGCTATATGGTTCTTTAAATTCATGGTCTCCTGCGCGGTGTAGGACGTTCCGCCGCCTGTGGAGGCCCCGGTTATTTCCTTGCGCCCTTCCAGAATCGCCAGCTTTTCCCGCAGCATTCCCTGCAAATCCGGCAAATCATAGTTTTCTACATAAGCCTGTACAATGGGGTTCAT